GAAGCAGTTTTGCGCGTGCCGTGATCTTGGCGGGAAGGGCTTCTTTGTCCTTTTCATTCCACGCGTGGTAATAGCTAAGGGATACTTTGAAAAGGCGCATTACTTAAGCTCCAAAAAAGTTACCGCGACAGATCGGACCGATCCCAAGCGAAATAGAAAGTGCATTCGTGAGCGTGCGACCGCAACACGAGCAAATGCCGAATGCTTTCCCGTATGCAACCGCCGACTCTTCCGGGGTTTGGCAAGCCTTGACAACCGCCGCTTCGATCACGTCCGTGCAATCGCGAGCACGCATAAACTTATCGCCTGAGATCTTGCCAAGATAAACGCCGTCATCGCCCTTCACATAGATGGAACCGGCGTTTTTGCTGTACTCGCTCGCGAGACTGAATTCGAACGCGAGACCGTTTTCGAACAAGCGAAGTTTGGGACTCTTCAGTTTGCCCGTGACGCGCTCGAACGCCCGGCGCACGCCTGAGATATCCACGGTTGGCGCGGCAGCTTGGCGGACTTCCTGAGCGCTTTTCGCGGCCTTGAATTTGTCGGCGCACTTGATCGAGGAGGTCAATTGACCCGCCGTCAGATCGCCCCATTTTCGAACGGCGTCTCGCATGCTGACCGCGAACGGAAATGTGCTGTCTTTCCACCATGCCGCGACTTCCGGATGTGCAGCTTCGAACGTGGCAAGCGCTTCATCGGCTTTGCGTTCCTTGCGTGCTGCCGCCGATAACTTCGCCTTTTCACGTTGCGCCTTGGGCGTCTTGAAAGTCAGAACGCCCTTGCCATTGCAGGTGAAGCAGGTATAACCGTGCGTTGAGTACCCGCGATAGCTTCCGGTTCCGTTGCACTTCGAGCATGGTTCGCTATAGAGCGTTTCGGCGCGGTCGGTCGGCGTGCGCTTTTCGAACTTGTTTCCTGTCGGGCGGTGCGGGTTGCCTTCGAACGAATCGAGATCGTCATCGGGCATCGAATCGAAACCCGAATACATATCGTCGTGCGGCGTGTTAGCAAATTGTGTCATGGCGTTTAGCTCCTGAGCGGGTTCTATGGGTTCTGGATACTGCAAGCTCGATTCTAGGGGCTGTTTTTGCCTTCGTCAATAAATTTCTGAATTAGCAAGCCTTGACAAAATCAGGTTTTTAATCCAAAGACCTACTATATAGGTCTCGGTTTGCGTATAATCTATCTCATTTATTTCACACTTCATTCCCTTGGGCGATAATTATGCGTCGTTTCGTCAGTAAACTGATTTCGCGGCTTGTCGCTCAGGAAAAGAAGACTGAAGCGCCCAAGCCCAAGACGCTTGCGACGCGCGTCGGCGTCCTAGATGCCATGGATGATGGCGATCCGCTCGATACGCGTCGGCGTCAGGCCGGTTGGCAGGTAGAAAAACCAGAATTCAAGCTCAAGACGATTTCCGATTTCCCGCTTTATGAAGCAAGCGAAGGCGGGAAGCTCGTTCGTGTTGGAGACGCCGCGCCAAAGCCCGTTTGGCGTGTCATGGATGATGCCGTTGATAACGTCAATGCATTTGGCGGTCAGAGCGACTATGCGGTTCCGCAGGCAATTCTTGACTGGTATCAATCGCAAAGCTTCATCGGTTATCAGGCGTGCGCGATCATCGATCAACAGTGGTTGGTCAACAAAGCGTGCTCGATGCCGGGCGAGGATGCGGTTCGCCATGGATGGAAGGTGAAGGCGAAGGGCGAGGAAAAGGAGCTTTCGAAAGAACAGCTTGACGCGCTCAATTCATACGACACGGCATACAACATTAAGAGCAACCTTGCGGAATTCGATCGTTACAAGAACGTGTTCGGGATTCGCGTCGCGATCTTCAAAGTAGATAGCGACGATAAGGATTACTACGAAAAACCGTTCAACATCGACGGGATCACGCCGGGCTCTTACAAAGGGATCTCGCAAGTCGATCCTATTTGGATGATGCCGATGATGTCAGCGGAATCGACATCAGATCCATCCGACATCCATTTCTATGACCCGGAATACTGGATCATCAGCGGCGTCAAATACCATCGTTCGCATCTGATCATCGCGCGGGGTCCGCAACCCGCCGACATTCTGAAACCGACCTATATCTTTGGCGGGATTCCGCTCACGCAACGGATCTATGAACGTTGCTATGCGGCGGAACGGACTGCGAACGAATCGCCGTTGCTCGCCATGACGAAGCGCACAACCGCTTTGCATGTCGATATGGAAAAGGGCATTCTCAACGAAAGGAAGTTGCTCGCGAAGCTCGCGATCTGGTTGCGTTTCCGTGATAACCATGGGATCAAAGTCTTGGGTAAAGACGAGACCATGGAACAGATGGATACAAGCTTGGCCGATCTCGATTCGGTCATCATGAATCAATTTCAGCTTGTCTCCGCAATTTCGAAAGTGCCATCGACGAAGCTTCTTGGAACATCGCCCAAGGGCTTCAACGCGACCGGCGAATTCGAAATGAAGTCGTATCATGAAGAGCTTGAGTCGGTTCAAGAACACGTCATGATGCCGCTGTTGATGCGCCATTACATGATCCTTTGCCGCTCGCTCGAAATCGATCTTGCCGTTGAAGCGATCATGGAACCGGTCGATTCGATGACGGCGGCGGAACTCGCAGATCTGAACTACAAGAAGGCGCAAACGGGCGAAATTCTCGTGAACACGGTCGCGGCAATCTCGCCGGATGAAGAACGCAACCGCCTGAGAGAAGACAAACACAGCGGTTATAACCGCTTGGTCGATGAAGACGCAAACGAAGAGCCGGGCATGACGCCGGAAAACATCGCCGCGCTCGAAAAGGGCGAAGGCGCTGAGGAGACAGGCGAAGGCAATGCAGCAGGCGCGGCAGGAACGCCGCCAGCGGTCGCGAGTGCGCCTGCTGCTGCAGCTGCCAAGAAACCGGATGCGAGCGTGCCTGACGAAGATCCGGAAGTCGCGAGCGCAACAATCAACGCGAAGACGGTTCAGGTCCTTTCGATGCTTGCCAAAAAGCTCGAATTGATCGAATCCGCGTTGACGCCGGAAGGGGTCGATCTGCCGCGTGGTGTTGTCCCGGGGCGCACGGTGAACGCTGGCGTGACCGGCGTTCAACCTAGCGTCGTTGGGATTCACGGCGTTGTGCCTGAGATGGAAGCGCACAAGCTCCCCAAGATCAAGATCGGCGGGTTGATGGTCTCGGTTGAAAACCCGCGCGGAACGATTCGGAAAGGATCGGATCTCGACGGTACGCAATGGCAATCGAAGATGACGAACCATTACGGCTTCATTCGCGGCACGCTTGGCGCTGACGGCGAGGAAGTTGATTGCTTCGTTGGGCCGAACCTGAAAGCGCCGACCGCGTTCGTGATCGATCAGAACACGCCGGATTCTGGCGACTTTGACGAACACAAGGTGATGTTGGGCTTCGATACGATCGATCAGGCGCGGCAAGCCTACTGCGAAGCGTTCCCGGCAGATTGGACGGGCCTTGCTGGCATCACGCCGATGTCACTTGCCGAACTGAAGGGTTGGTTGAGCGGCGGGGCGCTGGAAAACCCGTTGAGCGAGACGAACATCGGCACGACGGGTAACGCCCCGATGGTGAGTTGATCTCATGGCGTTCAAGGCATCCAAGACGCGCCAGAAGAAAGCACGCGAACCGCTAGGGGTTGGCAAGCCCCTGATCCCTAGCGCCGCGATCAAGGCATGGTACGAATCCGAGATGAACGCGATGGCTCGCGCGATGCTCGACGACTATAAAGCAGTGCTTACAAAAGTCATCGATAGTCCTAACGTTCAAGAGTATTACGCACAAGACGCGTCGGCGAACAACGCTTTCAAGAAGGCATTGAGCGCGCTCGAAAAGAAGTGGTATGACGCATTCAATTCGTTCGCGGCGAAGGCATCGAAGCAGTTCACCAAGAAGGTTGATGAACAGGCCACGAGTTCAACGCTCTTCAGCTTGTCCACGGCGGGATTGAAAGAGCCCCGCGCGACCTATAGCGATTCAGTTAAGCAAACACTTCAGGCCGCTCAAGAGTTCAACAATACGTTGATCACGGGGATTCAGCAGGACGTTCACGAGAAGATCTATACGGCGGTCATGCTTTCGCTTACGTCGCCAAACCCGGAACAGCAAGGTTCATCGGGAATCGTGAACGCGCTCAACGACGCCGGTCATTTCTCGAAGGAACGAACGAAGCTCATTGCGCGCGACCAGACCAGCAAGGTTTATAGCGCTCTGAGCGACGATCGCATGCGCGAGAATGGATGCACGAAATTCAAGTGGATGCATTCGTCGGCAGGGAAAGTGCCGCGCGAGTCACATGTTGCGAAAGATGGCGAGATCTTCGAACTTAACGATCCCCGGCTTTGGGAAGGGCCGAAAGCCGATCAGGGCCCGCCCGGGTGGGCGATCAATTGCCGATGCCGCAAGCAACCGATCTTTGATTTCGATTTCGACTCTTGACAATCGGTTGACACAAGTAACAAATTGAAACAAGAGAATTCTGATTGAAACAAGACTTCCGGGTTCACCCTAGAGTCTTCACACTAGCGGGAACGGATCTCGCTAAGAAATTTTTCACTAAGTTATTGATGTAACAGGAAAATTTTCTTAGCGGTTGGGATCTTCGGAAAATATTACTAGACTATACGGGGCGGACCTCATGAAAGGAATCGCTATGGAACACGTCGCACAACAACCGTTTTCTCTGAAGCGCAAAGTCATGGAAGTTTACGATTTGTTCGATGAACATCCGTTGTTTAAGTGGCAATGGACCGTCGTCGATGTCGCGATAATCGCATTTCTGGTTATCCACTGAGTGGCAGGAAGGGAAGAGCCCGAACTTTCCCCTTCCCCGCGCTTCAAAAATTAGTCTCGAAGCAACCATAGAAAAATAATAGCTTCTTGATTCGCAAGATATTGCGCAAAAAGTCATAAACCCGATACAATACGAGCAATTAAGTTCGGGCGGGTCCAATGCCAATTTCGGCGCGAAAAATTGACGGGAACGGCTTCCTTTTGGTGAAGGGTTGTCCGATTTCGTCTTTCGGTCTTTTTGACTACAGCGCCGCACAATTAGGCTTGCCCGGCGATCCGAATCGCAT